AGTCATACGTGACGGATCTGGTGACTTTGCTGCTAATATAATTACTGCTGCTCTTGTGGGTAATGTAACTGGTCAAGTTTCAGATATTTCCAATCATGATACAGGTGCTTTATCAGAAGGATCTAATTTATACTTCACTAACGAACGTGTAGATGATAGAGTCAATGCTCTTATAGTTGCTGGTACAGGTATCACTAAGGTTTATGATGATGCTGCTGGAACGTATACTCTTACAGTTACACAGGCAGATGTAAATACTGATAACGTAACAGAAGGTTCTACTAACCTATTCACAACTGCTGCAAGGACTAGAACTCACTTTACATATGGTACAGGTATTACACATGATGGTTCAGGTGCTCTTTCTGTAACTCAGTCTGATATTAATACAGATAATGTAACAGAGGGATCAACAAATCTATTCACAACTGCTGCTAGGACACGTACTCACTTTACCTACGGCACAGGTATCACACATAATAGTGGTACTCTTAGTGTTACTCAGGCAGACATTAATACTGATAATATTACTGAAGGATCTACTAATTTATTCTTCACTGATGCTAGAGCAGATGCACGTATTGCTGCTGCTGATACTGATGACTTATCTGAAGGTTCAACAAATCTTTATTACACAGATACAAGAGCAAATGCAAGAGTTGCAGCTGCTACTGGAGCAAACTTAGATTTATCAAGTAAATCTACAAGTGATCTTTCTGAAGGAACTAATCAATATTATACAGAGGCAAGAGTACAAGCAAAACTTGATAATGCGTTTGAGCAACTTAGTGCAATGCTTAATAACCTTGCAACTTCAACTACATTAGTGTTGAATCTATCTGGAGATCCTACTCCTGGATCTGTTGTAACTCTTGGATCCATTAGTAATAATGGTGTTGGTGGATTTAGTAATGCAACTGGAGTTGCTACGAGTGGAGGTACTGGTTCTGGGTTAACTGTTGATGTTAGTGTAACTGGTGATGTTATATCATCTCTTGCATTAAATGCTGCTGGTTCTGGGTATGAAATTGGTGATACATTAACTATTACCAACCCTAATCTTGGTGGTGTTGATGCTCTTAACTTGGGTACATTATCAGGTGGTACTGGATATAGTAATGCAACTGGTGTTGCAGTGACAGGTGGTGGTGGATCTTCATGTACTGTTGATATCACAACCTCTGCTGGTGCAATCACCAACGTTACTATCAATAATGCTGGTTCTGGATTTACTGCTGGAGATACTCTAACAATCGCTAATGCTAATGCTTCAGGCATTAAGACTACAGGAAACGTTGGTGCTGCTGATGCATTAAGAACTCCTGGTACATATAGTATTGGTGCTTCTGATTATGGTACAGGTGGATCTGGTAGTGCAGCAACATTTACTGTTGTAATTGCAGTTGGTGGTGGAGCAACTATTGTTGTTACTGATGATGGTACAGGATTCGTTGCTGATGAAACAGTAACTATTGCTGACGCACAATTAGGTGGTGGCGGTGCTGCTGATCTTACCTTTGATGTTACAGCAATTCATGGTAACGGTGCAACTGTTGATGTTTCAACCGTATTCGTTAATGCAACCTTCGCACTTGCTGATATCACAACGATGGAAGTTGGTGCAACAGTTACAGGTGGTACTTCAGGTTCAACAGGAGTTATCACTGCTTTAGGTGCTACTTCAGTCACCGTTGATAATGTTGATGGATTCTTCAAGAAAGGAGAAACCGTTGGTGCTAATGATGTTACTAATTTGACTATCCAATCATTCGCTTAAGATAAATGTCAGCTACAAGACCAGCCACTAAAACTGAGATAAAGGATTATGCTTTACGTAGGTTAGGATATCCTACGATAGATATCAACGTTGCAACTGAGCAATTAGATGACTTAGTGGAAGAAGCAATTGATTACTATCAAGAATATCATTATAACGGAAGTTATAAAGCTTGGATGAAAATTGAGGTTACTGATGCAATTAAAACTGCAGCTCAATCAGAAACACAACAAGGAGCAACTGATTGGTATGGTGTTAACAATTATGTTTCTACACCTCCAGGAATGTTAGGTGTTAATCATGTTTATACACAGATTGGTGCTTCAAGTATAGTTCCAGGAAATATATTTAATATTAAGTACCAGATATTTTTGAATGATATCTATGCTATGACTCATGGTCATATCCTACATTACTTTATGACTTCTCAATATCTTGAGACTTTGGATTGGGTAACTAATTCTCAACAGAATCGTAGAGTTAAATGGAATGAGCATCAAGGTAAATTACATCTTGATATGGATTGGGATGAATTTACTGCAGGTGATTTCATTCTTGTAGATTGTACTATGAGACAAGACCCAGAAACTTATACATCAATGTATAACGATAACTGGTTGAAGGATTATGTTGAGGCATTATTCCAACAACAGTGGGGTCGTAATTTGAGTAAGTATGATGGTATACAAATGTTAGGTGGTGTTACTTTAAATGGTCGTCAGATCTTAGAGGATGCATCTACATTTAAAACAGATCTTGAAAAAGAATTACGTGATCGTTATGAGTTACCACCATTGGATTTAATAGGTTAATATGGCATATTCAAATTCACCAGCACAGGATTATGTACAGTCTGACTATACTAATTCTGCTAGATTAAACATTAATGGTTCTGCTCAAGAGCAGAAGTTCATGGAAAACCTAGTTGTAGAAAGCATTGAAATTTACGGGCAAGATATTTACTACGTGCCGAGAACTATTGTCAACCGTGATAACGTCTTCGGAGAGGACTCTGATGGCAAATTTGAAAGTGCCAAAGCGATTCGTGCCTATGTCAATAATGTTGAAGGATGGGAAGGACAAGGCGAGCTTCTTACGAAGTTTGGAATCCGCATCGAGGATAAGACAACGTTTATATTCTCCCGTGAAAAATTTAAAGAAAAGGTTGATGACTCGACTGTACTCAATGTCGAAGGAAGACCCAACGAAGGGGATTTAATTTGGTTCCCTATAACAAAACATTTATTTGAAATTAAGTTTGTAGAAGTAGAACGTCCTTTCTACCAGTTAGGTAAAGGGTATGTTTGGGAATGTCAGTGCGAACTCTTCGAGTACAGCGACGAGGAGATTGATACTGGTATTACAGATCTTGATGCTATCGAGACTGCCTTTGCTAATGCAATTACAGTCGGTCTTGTAGCAGGTGGTAGTGGAGACTTTACTGTTGGTGAGACAGTAACTGGTGGTAGTTCTAATGTAACTGCTGAGGTTAAGTCTTGGGATTCTGCTTCTAGGACTCTTATTGTTATTAATCGTTCTGGTACGTTTACTATACCAGAAACACTTACAGGAGGTACTTCAAGTGCATCTTGGACAACGGCTACATATAATACAGTAGATAATAAAAATATTACCTACGATCAAAACTATGAGTTTGAAACAGCTGACAACGATATTATCGACTTCTCTGAATCTAACCCATTTGGTACAGTCGCATCATCCACTGACTTGACAATCTAATGTTAGGAAATTATTCATATCACGAGATATTCAGAAAGACTATTGTTGCTTTCGGAACAATGTTTAATAACATTGAAATACGTCGCCAAGATGAGGTGATGAAAGTTCCCTTGGCATATGGACCTAAGCAGAAATTTTTAGCTCGTTTGGATCAGAACCCAGATCCTACAAACAAAAGGGTTCAAATTACTTTACCTAGATTGTCATTTGAGATATCAGGTGTGTCTTATGATCCAGGTAGAAAGGTTTCACCTACACAAAAAATTAAATTTAAGAAGGATGTTAATGAGAACAAGAATGCTTTCATGCCTGTTCCATATAATATAAATTTTGAATTAGCAATTATATCTAAAAATCAAGATGACGGATTACAGATCATTGAACAAATTCTTCCGTACTTTCAACCTCATTATAATCTCTCAGTTAAACTCGCAACGTCAATCGGGGAGACCAAGGATGTCCCAGTAGTTTTACAGGACATATCTTATGAAGATGATTATGAGGGAGACTTTACTAATCGTAGAGCAATAATTTATACATTACAATTTGTTGCTAAGACTTATCTATACGGTCCTATTACAGATTCCAAGACTATCAAGAAGTCTATTACAGATTACTATACAAGTACAGATACAACAAAGGCTCCAAGAGAAAGAAGATATACAGTTACACCTACTGCGTTAACAGATCAGGATGGAGTAGGACTTACTACTCTTACTGCTGCAATGGATATAAATGATGGTATAATATCTGTAGCTAGCGTATCATCTCTAGAACAAGGAGTTGATATTCAGATTGGTACTGAGGTTATGCATATCAACAGAGTTGTTGGTAGCACCCTCCATGTCAGTCGAGGATGGAATAACACAACAATTGCAGGACATCAGAATGGTGCAGCTATTCTCAAGATAGATGAGGATGACGCAGCACTACTTGATTCTGATGATGACTTTGGATTTGGTGAGTTGTTCTCAGACTTTACTGATATGAAGAAACGCAATCCTGTTAGCGGTCAAGACGAAACAATTTAAATTATGGCAAAAATTGAAACTCTCTATCCCACAGCCATGTATGTGGAAGATAGGATAGGGAACTTTGATAATGTTCAAAAAGAAATGGAAGAATGCCTAAAGGGTGTTAAGTTCTCATTCCATAAAGGTTGGGGAACTCATTGGCTTTCTAATTTAGAATTTACAGAGAATACATTACTACAATCCATGCCTTTATTTGCTGAAGAGTTATCTAAGCACATAGAGGCATATTGTAATGCAATGAAGTTTTTCGATAAGACTTATGTTGAGATAATATCTTCATGGTTTTCTAAATTTAAAAAGGGTAATCATGCACACATACACAATCATAAGGGTGCTGATATAAGTGGTGTATATTATTTTAAAAGCACTGGTGATGATGGTAAGATATTCTTTACTACACCTAATCAGTATACTGAGATGAGTGATGTATGGTCATCTGACAGATTTAGTCATTCATCTGATGAAGGTAAATTACTTTTATTTCCTGGATATTTAAAACATGGAGTTACTACTAACATAACTAGTAGTACAAGAATAAGTTTTTCTTTTAATCTCAAAGTACATGAGTGGGTAAATGAATAAAGATTTCTCTGGATTGGAAAAAGCATTTGGTGAAGAACCATCTGAATTAGAAAAGCATGTAGAACAAACAAAGGGTCTTAAAAAAAGTCAGACACCTGATGTACAACAAGATTATGAAATTTCTCGTGCTCAGTTGCACAACCTAGTAATGAAAGGACAGGAGGCAGTAGATGGTATACTTGATGTGGCACGAGCAAGTGATCATCCACGTGCTTATGAAGTTGCTGCAACGACAATCAAAGCAGTGGGAGATGTAGCAGATAAATTAATAGATTTGCAGACTAAGATGAAAGAGTTGGATAAGGAAGATAAGAAAGGACCAACTAATGTAACGAATGCTATGTTTGTTGGGAGTACATCCGACTTACAGAAGATGTTAAAAAACATAAATAAGACAGAAGAAACTACATAGACACGACATGACAGTCCTCAACGTATTAAGTACTAACAGTGTAGCTGCTGGTGCTAGTGAATATCAAACAGTACAAACTGGCTATTATAGAGTTGGTTCCACTGCTGGTGCTGCTACCGTTTCCTTTAATGGTGGTCCTGCTATTACCTTAGTTCAGAATGAATTCATTCTTATTAAGGGTTGCAAACCTGGTACAGCAAAGATCGTTAAGGGTGTTTCTGATGCTACAGGCGACTACTATGTCGGTGAGCATATCCAAGATACATCTGCAAATCATCCATTCTCTGTGGGAGATTATATTGCAGTTGTAGATGATACAACATCTCCAACAATTGATAGTAATTTTCTTTCTGCTGGCACTGCTGGTAAAAAGATTACTGGAATTTCGGGTACTAATATATTAACTACTGACGTAGATTCTTCTAGTGCTAGTGCCGATTACACCTGGTCATCAGGTAGAAAAGCATTAATACAACGTGCTGTTAAGATAACAGCTGCAACTAGTGCAGTTATTGTCGAAGAAGTCCAAGTGGTTGGAGGCTAAGATGCCTCTGGTTAATCAAAAGGCAGAGAAGATTGTTAAAGGGATGAAACGTCAAAGTGGTCATCGCTTTAAGAAACTTTATGGAGATCGTGATAAAGAAGTTATGTATGCTACTGCCAATAAGTTAGCACAAAAAGAACAACTAAAAGTTATGTACTATAAAGACTTTATAAAACTCGCTGAAGGTAATCCTACTACACGTATGTTAACTAAGTCGAAGACTAAGGTTACTGGTAATATTTCTGCGGATCGTGGTAGTGATGAAAAAAAGAATAGGGAGAAACGTAAAGGTCTTGAAAAGGATTTAAAAAAGAAAGGTATTGGATATAAGAAGGGTGTAGGTGAATACAAATATAAATCTGATGATGGAAAAGAAGGGACTGGAAGAGAGGTCTCTTACCAAACAAGCAAACCTGATAAAATGAGTAAGCGTAGGTTTGGTAAAACAATGAGAAGGTTAGGACGTAAACATGGACAGGAATCAGTTATCACCAAAGATAAAAAGAAACCTGCAAGATTACACGACACCCAATCCAAGAAACCAGGCAAATCCATTAACATAGGTAAGTCCGCACCAGGCAAACATCCCAAAGGAGATGGAGAAACTTCAGGGACTAAAGTAAGGTCAGGAAAATTATCTAAGACTTCAAAAGCAGCATACCATTATAAGTAAAAATTCTGGTAGGCAAATTAAATGGGTAAGGAAGAGAAGAAGTATCGGGAAGAGCTGGACCGTTATAGGCAACTCTTAAATCGTCAGGCTAAACAACAAGAAGATAAGGGTTTGAAACCTTATAGTCATTCAGATCACTATGATAAATTGTGTGCGAAGGAGGATAATAGTAGTTAATTATACTTACGTGCTATAATAAATAATAGTACATATGGGATTGAAAGATCATGCCCCAGAACCATTATACCGTAGGGTATCACGATACAGAGCAGCGTCGTCATTATATTTGTGAGTACGCAAATGACTCTTACGAAGCTATTAAAGATGCACAAGAGGATGTTCCTTTTTTAAAGGAGCATCCTTCTTTTGTTGACTCTTGCACAAATGAAACAGGTCTAGACTTTTTAATGGGCATTGTGCCTATGGGACGTTAACTTATGAAACACGAAATCATGTGGTGGATGAGCAGATTGACTATCATGCTCACATCACTCTTTCTATCTTTTACACTAGCAGCAAAAGCATATGCTGCAGAAATTACTATGGGTTCAAATGGCAATTTAGTCTTTGAACCAAATGAAGTTACTGTTAGTGCTGGTGATACCATCACCTTTACCAATGGTGCATTACCCCCACATAATGTGATGATTGATGATCATCCAGAATTATCTCATGGAGACCTAGCATTTGCTATTGGTGATAGTTTTGAGATAACATTCCCTGAGCCTGGTGATTACACATTCCAATGTGATCCTCATGCAGGTGCTGGTATGAAAGGAATTATACATGTTGATTAAACTGTATAATAAATAACAGTGCCTTGTTAAATTTAAATGGCTACTATTACTCTTAAGACACCTGACGGTGAAACTAATACATTTGAATGTGATGAAGAAACTCCTATACTAGATGCACTAGAAGAGGCTGGTTTAGATCATCCATATTCTTGTCGTGCTGGTTCATGCTCTTCATGTTGTATGAAACTTGTAGAAGGAGAAGTGAATCAAGAGGATCAATTCTTTTTAGATGACGATCAACTTGAAGAGGGTTTTGTTCTTACTTGCGTTGCACTACCAAATAGTGCTACAATAACCCTATTAACAGAGCAAGAAGAAAATCTTTAATGTCTGATTTTGGCCCCCTCGATTTTAAAAAAGAAGGTATTGTACTTGACTATAAAACTGCTGGCGTTGATATTGATGCTGGTAATAGTTTTGTAGAAGATCTTAAAACTAAGATTCCTGGCCTTGGTGGCTTTGGAGGAATGATAAAGGTTCCTGTAGGATACGAGGAACCTTTTTTAGTATCTGGTGCTGATGGTGTTGGTACGAAACTTAATATTTGTATGGTTGCTAATGACTATACAACCATAGGTCAAGACCTAGTTGCTATGTGTGTTAACGATGTAATCACTTCTGGTGCTAATCCATTATACTTCTTAGATTATATTTCCACTCAGAGATTGGATAATAATATCGCTGACATTATGGTCGGTATTGTGAAGGGATGTGAGATAGCAGGTTGTGATCTTTTAGGTGGAGAAACTGCTGAACATCCAAGACAACTTCATTATGATATGGCAGGGTTCTGTACTGGTATAGTAGATAAGAAGGATATCGTAGATGGGAAAAGTATTAAACCAAGTGATAGAGTTATTGGTTTAGCAAGTAGTGGTCTTCATAGTAATGGATATAGTCTTGTTAATTACCTATTGACTAGACATCAGATATTTTATGCTGATCATCCTGAGTTACTTACACCAACTACAATCTATGCACCAGTAGTAAAGAGATTGTTACGAGAGTTTGATGACATATATGGTATGGCACATATCACAGGTGGTGGCATTCCTGAGAACCTACCACGTTGTTTACCAAAAGGATTAAAGGTTGATGTTGATTGGAATTCTTGGAGAATACCAGAGATCTTCTTAGAAATTCAACGTAAAGGTAATGTTGAAGAATCTGAAATGAGAAGGGTATTTAATCTTGGTATTGGATACTGTGTAGTTGTTCCTGATAATATTAAGTATTATGTGATGGATTATATTAGAACAGAAGGTATTGATTGTTGGGAAATAGGGGAAGTTCATGAGTGAAGTAGTTTGGTCAATTAACATTATGATTGCTATCCTACTCGTGGCAGTAGGTATAGTAATCTACTACATATTCATGTACGATAAGTTTTGGCCAAATGGGAGCGATGACACCACCGTCACGGAAGAGTTGTTACAACTTCAGAGTGACGAAAATAGACAAGGTACTTGATGGTGATACTATCGATGTTACTATTGACCTCGGTTTTGATCTATACAAGAAAG